ATATAATAATCTTCAATAAGGTTTTGAACGTTATATTTTAAGTTGTATTCACCCGTTCTTTCATCAACAAAAGGAACTTTTTTAGAGTTGTTGATAATTTTCTGCATATAATTATCTACCTCATTTGGTGGAATATTACCTACATCAATTTTAAAGATTCTCTTTTCAGGTGCTCTCATTACTCTGTGGATTAACATTGCATCTTCCATCAACGTTAATTGTTTCCAAACTCTTCTACCACCTTCAATCATAGATTTTCCGTAAGGTAAGAAATTTGAATCAGAGTTTAATCTCATATGAGCCATCTCATAATTTTCAAATTCTTTTTTAGGAGATTGTCCAAATGCTCCGTATGGGTTTTGATATGGTGCATACACAAATTTAACTCTCTGTGGGTTAGCTTGGTCAAATCCCTCCATTCTACTAACTTCGTATGCTGATAAAGGCATTACATTTATAATACCAATACCTTCTTCTTCTGCAATTTCTAAATGTAAAAAGAAATCTCCGTACTTAACTAAATTTCTAGTCCAAGGCCAAAGGTTAAACTCAACATTTAAAATATCATAAAATAAGTTTTCTAATATTTGTTTAATGTTATCATCTTCGTGATGTATCTTTAGGATATTACCTTGTTCATTCTTTGCAGTACATTCATCTGCGTAAATATCTAATGCTGATGCAAGAATAGGGTCAGTATCCATTGAATCGTAATCTCTAAATAAATCTATACGAACTTGTTGATAAGCCATTGCAGATTCTATCTGACCAGTTCCGTAGTTAGTTACTTTTAACTTCGTGAATCTGTCAACCAAATTCGTGGTCATATTTTGCCACTCATCTGTGTCAATTACCTTTGTTCCTGATTCCGTTTTACGAACAATGGTGTTTGTTGAAAATAATTTCTGTAACCTACCTAATACTGATTTATCTGCCATTTTTAATTTGTAAAGTATCTATAAAGATAATAAATTTTTTTGTAATTTCCAAACTTTATTACCACTTTCTGCAACTCCAATAGTTTGCTTTATGTCTCGGTCCTGGACTATCACAATTCATTCTTGCTCTAAATGATTTTCTAGCAGCAGGGTTTGATTTTCTAATTTTCATTCCTTTTTGTCCAAAGTTTACTTTAACAACATTTCCTGCTGGATTCTTAACATATACTTTGAACTTTTTAACATCACCTTGCATTGGTTTACCCAATTGAACTTCTCTACCTTGATATTCTGCTTCTCTCAAACATTGACAACCTTCATTTAAGTTTTTATCATATCCTTTCATAAAAGCAATAAAATCTTCCATATCTTCATCTTCAACATCATACTCTTCTGGTTCAACTAAACCATAGTTTACATCATCATCCGAATCAATATCTTCACTTACAGGTACACAATTTGGGACCATTCTACCATTCTTCATCTTACCACCAACTTGCTTATATCCATCCCAACAAGCCTCATCTAAAGCATCTAATTCTACACCTTCTTTAGCAGTTCTCCAACCACCACCTTTGGCTTTGTAATTTTTTGCAGCCCAACCATTTGCATACGCTGATGGATATACATCAAATTTAGCTTTTGCGGCTGCTTTTGATGCTGCCCATTTACCAGGGTCAGTTGGTACATTTTTTTCTAAGAATAGTTCTAGTCTTTGTTCTACTGTTAGTTTCATATTATTTTCTTTTTTATTTTTCCCAGCACAATGTGCTTTTTGTGAGAAACCTTTTGGATTATTACAATCTATACTACTTTTATATTTATCACTCCACTCTTCGTTTTTAGGTTTAGTAGAAACATTTATTGGTGCTTTACCTTGTCCACTACTACTTTTACCCCCTCTTCCTGCATCATTTTGTGCTGCTCTTTTTCTACGAGTTGCACTTTCTTTTTCTTTTTTACTCATTCCGGCTGCTTTTGCAGCAGGAACACATTTAGCATAACCACTTTTTTCACCAGAACTTCCACATGGGGGATGCTTACCATCAACTTTTTTGCCAATGTTTACCCACTTTTGTTTGAACCATTTTCGTAGGTCCTCTTTTATCAAATTAGTAAGTTTTATATTATTATCCATATACAATATATAAATATAAAAAAATTATCGAAGTAACCAAGTTAAGTTTTCTATTTCTTTGTTACCCACTTCCATCTCATATGGATTTCTACTTAAATGACCCGTAGATACAAATCCGTCGTATTTAGTTATATGTGATGAGTTTAACATATTTTTAGTTAAATCTATTCCTTCTTGTCTTAAACGGAGTGCGGTATTACGAACCCACAAACCAATTGCCAATGCCATAATTAAGTCGTCATTGTATCCTTTCATTGCTTCTGCTCTACCACTATGCCAAACAAATGTAAACATTTCATCAATCAATCTACCACTACGAATAAGAATATCTTTCTCATTCATATAAGTGTCTAATGCTGAAATAATTAAAGGTCTTGTTTTAGATGTTGTAGAGAAACCTGCAACCATTTGTTTTTCATCTCTGTAAAATCTATTACTCATTTGTCTTTCAACATCAATATATTTTAAGTCATTACTCATATAGAATAGATTTTGGTATCCTCTATCTATAATTTGTTGAATACATGCCCAACCTACGTTTGAGTTTTCTACTACTAATAATGCATTGTTGTATTCGGTTGCCAATGCAGTAAGAAAGTTTCCAAAATCTTTGGTATCAATCATTCCTCTATACTCCGCAACTTGCGAACAATCTTCAATATCTAAAACTTGTGCAGTTGAATAATCGGCTGCATCTCCTCTTGCAACGTCAGCTACAACCATATATTGTTTATTATAATTTGGATATTCCCATTTCCATAGGTTTCTATCAAATCCTGCTTTCTCAACAGGTTCCATTACATAAGTACTTTTATACCAAGTTAATAATTCAGGGTCTATTACTGTATCTCCAGAACCAACAAAGTCGCAATCACATTCTTGTGCCGCTCCCTTTGCTCCCAAAATACGAGTTTGCTCATCTCTCCAAGTTTGATTTCTTTCTGGATGAACTGTCCAATGGAGATTTATAGGATTAAATCCATTTGCACCACTTTCTCCCTCTACCCACATTTTGTGAAACCAGTTACCAACACCATTTGGAGTAGATAATACGATTGCAGAACCACCCGTTGATAAGGTTGATTGAGCAGATAACCAAATTTCATCAATATCTCTAATGAATGCAGCCTCATCCACTACTAATAGGGATAGAGCTTCCGAACGTCCTGCATCGGGTGAAGATGCGATTGCTTTGACCTGAGAACCGTTCTTTAGTTTAAGTGATAGTTTGTTGTCTTCAACCGAAGAGTTCCCACCATCTCTTAACCAAATTGGTAATAAATCGTGCATTACTCTTACCTTTTCTACCAAGTTCTTTGCAACTGTTACTTTAGTTGCAATAACCAATGCGTTAAAATCTTCATTAAATAACATCTTCCACAAAATAAAACCCGCAGAAAGGGTTGATAAACCTAACTGACGGGATTTAAGAATAATATTGAAACGGTTTTCTTTAAAGTCTTTTAAACAATCCTCTTGAAACTCATATAAATGAAAAGGTATCTTACCTCTGGTTGGGTGTTGAATAACACAATATTTTTTCATAAAGTAAATTGGGTCTAACCCACATTTACGATATTCTTCTGCAATAATCTCTTTTAAAGACTTCTTAGGTTGCCCTTGAACTGCCATTATTTTTTGAGTTTAATCTTCCAACCAACCGATACACCAAAATACTTATTTCCGTTTCCGTCTATAAGTAAATTTGCTCCGTATAAATTATCTTTTTTAGTTTTAAGAGTAAGTTGTGGTCCTATCAATGCAGATGAGTTACCCACCATACCTTGTACTCCTACATAAACTTGGTTTTTTGGAAGTTCTTTAACAATTTTAGTATCGGTAATAGTTCTCTCATTGATTTGAGCATTCCATTTTCTACCGATAATTTTATTTCTACTAATGGTATCAGTTATTTCTACAATACCCAATCCATCGTTTAATACCAATCTATCTTTATATAAAACTTTTGAATGATATTCTTTTACAATTCTTTCACTATCTGCTTTTATATAAACTGGTACTTCTACTCTTTTTTCTTTTTCTACAATTGTTTCGTGATAAATATCTTGTCCTTTTTTGTATTTTATCTGAGTATGTTCAACAACAAAAGTATCTATTTTATGCTTTAACAATTCGTATTTTTTACCATCAACATTAATAGTTTCAATAGATTTATCCTCACTACTACATTGTTTAAATACAATAAATGCAACTAAACCAATTATTAAAATATTTGTGAATGAGAATATCTTTTCCATAATCTATTGTTTTACAAGTTCTGAATGGTTTAATTCAACCAATTTTTCTTCTAATGCTAATTTTCTTTCTAAAAGTGCTTCGATTGCATCGTATGCACCGTTTATATCTGTTCTAATATCTTCTTTTACTTTCTCAATATCAATATCCCATTGCCAATTTGAAATAGTACCATTTTCATTTACCATTTCAACCTGTTGTTTGATACCTTCTAATGCTTCTTCGTATTGAGTTTTTAAATCTCTAACATAACCTAATTTATTTAATGTTATTTTGTAATCCTCATAAAACGGCCAAGTACCATCTACTCTTAACTTAGTTTCTTGCTTTGCTAAACAATCTATACAAAGAGTTGTTTTAACAATTGCCTTTTTATCAGCAGTACTATATTTTATAGTTTTACATTCGGATGAAGAACATTTACTAATTTTTTGTAAGAATTCTCTTACCTTATCCATCTTAGTTAGGTTTGTTCTAAACCCATCTTTTTGTTCCCACTCTACACCTTCACCATCAACCCATTTTTCACCAACTTCTCTTTTTTTATCAGCTTCTTTTTCATAACCAAATGTTGTTTGATTATCATCTGTTCTTCCAAATA